GTCGATCCTGACGGATCGGGCGATGGATCGGTTCAAGGGGCGGGTGCCCGAATCGGTGATGCTGCGGCTGATGGAAGCAAAGTAGCACTCATCTCCCACCGTGCCCTGATGCTGGGTGAGATGGATTGCGCCTGCGGCCATCACCACAAGGCGCCCCCGGAATCTCCCGTCGGTTCCGCTGATGACACCGTGCGCGAGGATGAGGCGGAATCGCTCATCATCGCATTGGCCCGGGAGATGGCCGCCATCTTTGCCGAACAGCGCGATGCGCTGCTACGGGCATTGGGCATCCGCGAGGGCAAGGCCACCCCCGGAAGGGGGCGGGTCAAGATTGGAGCGAGCAAAGAGCAGATCGAACGCGCCCTGCGCGAGCTGGCCAACGCGAATACCGAGATGGCCGTGCGGCTGGAGTCCATCATCGGTCAGATGCTGCAACGCGGGGGGCAGGCGGGGCTGGACAACATCGGCGTGGAGGGGGCGTTCAACGTCACCAATCCCCGCGTGGCCCAGTACATCAACGACTACGCCATCCGCCTCGCCGGCGACGTGAATACCACCAGCGTCGCGCGTTTGAGTCGTACGCTCGGCGAGGGATTGGATGCGGGGGAGACGATCCGGCAATTGGAATCCCGCGTGCGGCAGACGTTCGATGATTTCTCCCAAACGCGGGCTGAAACTATTGCGAGAACAGAGTCAGCGCGGGCCTATGTGCGCGGGGAAGAGCTGGGTTGGGAAGAGTCGGGCGTGGTGCAAGGCAAGCAATGGCTGATTTCAGCGGATGCCTGTGAGTACTGCCGTGCCATCGCCAAGGCGTTCGAGGGTAAGGCGGTGCCGCTGGGTTCGGCGTTCATCAAGCAAGGCACCGTGCTGCAAGGGGCGGAGGGGGGGAGCATGCTGCTCGATTATGAAGACATTCAGGGCGCTCCTCTGCACCCTAAATGTCGCTGCGATCTGATCGCCGTTACCGAATTATCAGGTGGACGGGAGACGCCAAAAGCATGAAGCGAGGGGGCACCATCTTCCTTGTCGGGCATGGTCCATCGGCGCGGCCGACGGTCGATCTGATCCCGGGCATCGACGTCGGCGCGGTGAGCGGCGGTATCGCCGTGCTGGGCGATCGCCTGCCGGATCACTGGTTCCTGCTGGACCGCCCGGAATTCTACCGTGATGAACTGCTCTGCGATGACCGCATTCAAAAGCACACCCACGACGGCCGCGATCAATTCAACCGCTACCCCAACGCCTGCCTCTGGCAATTCGGCGGGCAGCCGGAACCGTCGTTTACATTCGACCGCCCGCTCAGCGCCGGGCCGATCTTCAATTCGCTGCTCTTCGCGGTGCAGGCCGCCGCGTGCATGGGATACTCGCGGCTGTGGTTCATCGGCTGCGATCTGCAGGGACGGCAGTACGCGATGCACCGCCGCTGCATGCAGGAATGGTATCCGCTCGCGGCCGAGGCGGGAATCGAGTGGATCAATGGTTCGCCCGCCTCGGCGCTGGCGGAGTTTCTACCGACGATTGTTTTGCAGGAGGGCGTGGTATGACGGGACAGCGTTTAGCGAATCGATGCAGTGACCGGCAATCCAAAGCCCGCGTCGATGCCTGTGATTGCAACGAACTCTACCGCGCGATTCACGGCTGCCTGGTGAGCATCCAATTCGCCCATGACAGCTTCGACGATGTGACCCACGAAACGATGATTGACCGGGCGCACACACTCACTATGGAACTCGCCAAGCGGGCCTGCGGGCATGAGGGCATCAAGCCCGCTCGCGATCACCGCTGTGCGAAACAGAGAACCTAGACATCACCATCTACCACACAAGGACGTGTGAATCATGACCATCATCAAGCCAGGGACGGCGGAGTGGATCGACGAACTTAAAACGCTGCTGCGCCAGCGCCGGCACCTGCCCCAGGGGGCGGACCTCGGCGTCAAGGTGGTCCCGGTCGATGTGGACATGGACGAGAACGACGATCATGTGTTCACCGCCCGTATCACCAAAAATATCAGCGACCGCGATGATGAGGCGCTGTTGCCCGCTGGCATGATCGCCAGCGAATTCGACGTGTCGGGCGCGGTGTTTTGGAACCACGATTACGACCGGCCTATCGCCGTGCCCGTCGGCAAGCTGGGCAAGAGCGATGATGCGGTGATCGCCAAGGCCCAGTTCCTGCGCCGCCCGGACAATCACGTCGGCGAATTCTTCCCCGACTTCGCCCGTGCCTTTATCTCGCAGATGAGCAAACTGGGCCGCCGCCCGGGTGTGTCGGTCGGCTTCATCCCGCTGGAGTCCCGCCTACCCAGCGAAAAGGATAAGAAGGAATACGGCCAACAACTCAAGCGAGTGTTCACCCGCTGGAAACTGCTGGAGTGGTCCATCGCGCCGGTGCAGGCCAACCCCGAGGCCTACGTCACAGCGGTGGGCAAGTCCATTGGCGCCGGCGCCTGCAAGGCGCTGTTCGGCGTCGACCCACCCCCGGAACCCCCGGAAGTTTCGGGGGCCCCGTCCCAGGAATCAAAATCAGTGGCCGACGCGGCTGCTGAATCGATGACCACACTGGACGACGCCACCCTCCAACGCATCGCCACCATCGCGGCCACCCAACGCATGAGCCTCCGCGCCCGCAAGGCGTTTCAGGCGGCGGTGCGGCAGCGTGTGGCGGACAAGCAAGCCGCCGCCCAGCGGCGCAAGCTGATGCACAATCTAGCCGTGAAACAATCCATGGCGCAACTGCGCGGATACCCCATGTATGTCGGAACCAATGACTAACTTGACGCCCTTACTCAACGCTAAAGAGGTGGCCGGTCTCCTGCAGGTCAGCGAGCGCACAGCGCGCCGCTTGGCCGCCCATCCCGTCGATGGCCCCCGCTATGGGGCATTGCGCGTGCGCGGCGTGTGGCGGTTCCGCGCTCAGCGCATCTATGCCATCGTCACGCACGGAAGGGAGGAAGGGTGAAGACACGGATCTTCGAGGGGCCGGGACGATTCTGGAGCGAGCCATCCAACTGGCGAGAGGGGCGGCTGCCCGAAGATGGCGACATTGTCGTCATCGACTTGGAGGGGGCGTCGGTCGCTGATCTACCATATCTGCATCTTGAGGCGGTGGAGGTGAGACGCGGGCACCTGGTGGGGCGGATCACCCACCCGTGCCGTCTGGGCTGCGCGGTGGAGGGGGCGGGGTTGTCGCTGACGATGGGGGCGGCGGGTATGGAATGATCACTGTATTCTCATCGACCACGAGTAATTTTATCTGTGTCTCATCAATGCAAGAATTCGCCTGGAATACGGGAAGTAAACGTACTGGCATTGGTGAGTTCCTTATTCAATCGCAGGCCGCCATATGGGCCTTGAGTTGTGCGAGTTTAGCCTCCAACGCCGCCACCCGCTGGAGGAGGTCTTGGATGGATGTGGTGGGGGCGGTGATGGGATGTTCAATTGGTTTGCTGGCAGCGGTGGCTGCCGGTGTGGTGGTATCAGTAGCGTTGGCGTCGTGGTGTTCTTGCGCTCGGGCTATGGCGGCGGTGGGGTCATCGTAGACGCCGATCGAATCACCAAGCAGCCGTAAATCCCATTTCCATTCCGATTCGCCGATGCAGTAGTGACCACAGGTAGAGACGATCAAGCCATGGACATTATTCCACCGCAGGCGGGCGGGGGGCTTCACCTCCGCCCATGGCTCCGGCGGCTTCGTCGTCTCTGCCGCGTCGGGCTGTGCGTCTTCGGTGGCCTGCGTGAACCTCAAGGCAGCAGCGACAGAATCGAACGGGACAAATGTCTCACTTGGGTTGGTCGCCTCTACCGCATACTTATCAATATCACAAATATACTTGAGGAAGTAATACCGCGACTTGCCCTTTGCGGAGGTGGGGTTTGGGCCGTTACGAACCCATATCAGCGGCTTGCGTGGCCTCGGCGTCTCGACCACGGCGGCGGCGAGTAAATCTGCCCTCAACCACCATTTCGTTCCGTCCGGCAGGAGGATTTGAGTGTCAAACGTCGATGATGGTGCGGTCCCAATCACCTCCGACCGAATTGTCAGTTTGTCCCCAACCTGAAATGTGCGGCTCATGCGTCCGTGCTTTCGTGGGCTGCTGTTCCGCGCAGTTGACCACGATTATAACACGCGCCAATTCGGACAGGAAATACCAAATCGGCCAAAACTCGGTTTTTATGTGTTTAACCACCGCCACTGGCGGATATAGATCATGTGGAGGGCGCGCCAGAAGCCGCCCGCAGCGACAAGTAAATAGAGGCCCTGTTTCGTCGAGCCGGATGAGCCGCCACGCGGCCGAGTCGGATGAACGAAACCAGCCCCGTCGAGTCGGATGAACCCACCTGTCGGGTCGAGCCGGATGAACGAGGGCGAAAGCCAACGACGACCCCGTCGCAGTTTTCGCAACCCCGTACACCGGATCGACCATCATGAAAAAGAACGTTTCCGTTGAAGTTTTCGCTGCCAAACTTGGCGCGATCGATGTCAAAACCGTCGCGGAATGGAAAACCCAAGCCAACGCCATCGGCAAGATGCTGATGATCGTCGACGAGAATGGCAACGAAATCGACGCCACCCTCGTCATCGGCGCCGCAGTCCCCACCGAAGCCGAACTCACCGAAGCCTCCAAGGCGGAGGATGAGGTGGTCGAGGATGATGAACTGCCCAAGGGCAAGTCCGCCACCGCCGACGACGAGAAGGCTGAGAGCAACGCTGTGGTCGCCGCACTGGCCACCATGAAGCGGCAGCTCGAAGCAACCATCCGCACCCAGGCCGTCACCCACAAGCTGCTGGCCCACAAAATCAGCGGCGGCGGCGACTTCCGCAACGACGACGAGAAGCGATTCGGCTTCAAGTCGATGGCGGAGCAGCTCCAGGCGATCGCCAAGTATGGCGCTACCGGCGGCCGCGTGGTCGATCAGCGCCTGTACACTAAGGCCCCCACCGGCCTCAATGAGACGACCGACTCGCAGGGTGGGTTCCTGCTCGCCCCGGAATTCAGCGATCGCATCCTCCAGATCATGCACGAGGAATCCAATCTGCTGGACCTCGTCGATGCCCAGGACATCAAGGGGCCATCCATCAAGGTCCCCGCGATCGACGAAACCAGTCGCGCGACCGGCAGCCGGCGCGGTGGCATCCGTGGCTACTGGGTGGCGGAAGGTGCGACTATCACTTCCAGCAAACCCAAGTTCCGCCAGATCGATATGAGCCCGCATAAGCTCGCGGTGCTCGTCTATACCACTGAGGAATTGCTCGCCGACGGCGGCTCCATGTTGGAAAACATGATCAGCCAGGGCG